GGATGTGGTATCGACTATTAATGTGCCTACCCCCGTAGTTGAATTGTAGCTAGAGCCTATCAGCCTCTTGCTTCCAAGAGTTGCATTTACATAAGCCCCTGGGCCGCCGTTGTAGTCAATACCAACTTGCGGAGACGACCCCACCTGCCTTGTCCCTAACTCATCACCCCCACCACGATGATTTAAGACTGTGTTTTGGTTTGCCCACGTATCAAACTCCACGACTACGTAAGTAGTGAGAGGCAGGTTTGGGCCTGACCGCTCAAAAAAATCATTCGTCCCATCAAAATCTATAGCGTTCCGCGCCACGTCCAAAACGGGTTGTAGAGATCCTGTGCCTTGAGTAAAATTTCGGCCATTGCCTGATAAATCCAGAAGTCCGGCGATAGATCCCCCGTTCGTCGTCTGCCGCACTAGGCAACTCGTGTCAGAGTAAGCTTCACCGGCATTCCACCAGCCCCAGAGATTGGTAAGCGCGGGTTCTACGGGTGCCAATACACCAGACCCCATCAAACTATGAAAAAAAGCATACATCAGGCGTAATTCTTGCCGCGATTAATGTTCCAAATACCGCCCATGTAAAGACACGTATATATCCAAGTCTGTCCGCTTGGAATACTTTCACCTGTCGCGGGTGCATACTCATCATTTTGCACCAGATAATCCGTGTTGTTGAGGAAACTAAAATTCCTCGCACCTCCGCTGGCCGTCGCACGCAGTGTCACCATTTGCCCCTCGCGCGGATTGCTTAGGGTGAATATCACTGGCCCCGTTAGCGTGGCTGTCACCAGATGACTGAGTGCTCGTGATGCCAGATCAATAGTCTGATTCGTGTTGATCGAACCCAACGCCGCCAGGCTTCGCAACAAATCTTGAATAAGTGTTTTGCGATTGACGGAAGCCGACACATCGAAGAACGGAATCCAATCCGAATCACCGTCAGCAGCGCTCTCCGTCAGCCCGTTAATATTCATAACTCCACTAGTGGCAATAACAGCCTGAGCCGTGGCAATGGCGGCTTGATCCGTGGCAATAACCTTCTGCGCCGTGGCAATAACAGCCTGCGCCGTGGCAATAACAGCCTGAGCCGTGGCCGTGGCAGCAGCAGTAATGAAAGTTTGTAGAAATACAGCGGGACTAAGAAGAGAGGAAGCAGGAACAGTCAAAGCTCTACTCTGTTTTTCCGAAACCTGTTGAAGAAGCAGTGTGGATTTGTCAAAAGCATCCTGTACCGAATCCGATGGAAAAGCATCATTCTCGACGATGGCAAGCTCCTGTGTCAGGGGAATGTTTCGCTCTATCGTTATCCGCTCCCCTGCTGTGGGTGCCACAAGCAAGGACACTGTTCCGTTGCTGTTGTTGCCTCCCGTAACAGTGTAGTTTGTTGTTATAGCAAGAACTGTGCTGATGTCGGTTGCGATAACCGTACGGGTAACAATAATGTCCGTAAGGTCAATAAAAACAAACACCGTAGGAAAGGCAAGGGTGACGCCGTTTCCTGTGTATCTGGTTAGTTCGTATGGCGTGGTAATTGGCATATAGTTACTTTATGTTGGCAGATTCCAATGTCTTTGCCGCGAGTTCCGGCATATTTCCCATGAACTCCACAGGATCGCTGGACGGCTTGACGAAGGTGGATGGAGGTAATCTAAATTCTTGTCCTGTGTTTCTTTTCAAAGTTGTTTCTTTCCGCTTAAGGTAGCCGGGATTTAAAGATTCTTCAAGCTGATTCCAGACTAAATTATCCACGAAGGGCTTGGCATAAAAAAGATTTGCGAAGGGTGCGTTTTCCCGCGCCACCCGAACCATACCCGCAGCAACCCTGTTCCTTGTCTTATCCCCCTTGCCTCCTGTTGCGTCAACCACATCGCCTTTAATTTGAAATAGATTGTCAACCTGTCCCAATGATGGCCCCGCAAGAGACGCCAAAGCCGAACGGCCAAAACGGGAATAGTCTCCGATGATAAAATCGCCGTATAAACCCAACCCACCGCCCTGCATCATGCCTGCCGCGAATAACTTTGGATCGTTCCACTCCAATGCATTTTTTCCCGCCAGCACCTGCTTGGATTGATACACTAGCGCACCTACCGCGCCAAGCTGAAAACTGAACAATGCCGCCCTTGCCGCGCCCATGGGCCAGCTTTCCCCCCTGCCCTGATACTCGCGCAAGAAACCCTTCTGGATCATCGTAAGCGGATAGCTTTTGAACTGGCCTATTGCCCGAAAAAGTTCCCCTTCAAAGTTGCCCTTTTTTGTTCCCCTAGTAATCATGGACGTTTCGATGGCGGTTGGTTTGAACACTCCATGATATGATCTATCCTGATAGTACATATAGACCGCTGTTCTAAGCTCATCGCGTTCCCTGATTATGCTACTCTCCGTTACTTTTTTACCCTGGCTTTTTACTATTTCTGCTATTGATTCGTCAGGTATTGAATCAACCTGCCTGCCTGTCAGCACCCTGTAACCTGCATCTGTGTCTGTGACCGCCCCGCGCAAAGCTTCCCACCGTGGCGCGTCTATGTTGTACAAACCCAACACTCTTGCGGCATCTGGGTTTTCCTTGGCCAATGTAGCCAAGTCCCATTTGTTATCCGCATAGGAAGCCAACCTTTGCGCCATCCATTCCGCCATACCTGAACGCTGGGCGTTGTCCCAAAAGGAATTCAAATTGAAACGAAAAAATAACTCCACCGCTTTAGCTGTCTTTCCGTTAAAAGTGTCCGTGGCCGATAGGATACTTTGCATGTCTCGAAGAACCCCGTTGGCCATCGCGCCCGTCATGCCCCAGACTTCTTTCTTCGCTTCCGATGCCGTGGCAAAATTCAGGATTGACTTGAAGGGCTGAACGATACTTTCCACGAACCTCCCACCCTGATAGCGCATTTCAAAATTAATCGTCTGAGTGTCCAGGGTTGCCGAAAGTGTTGATCCACCGAGTTTTGCCATTACCTGCACGGCCCGTACTGTCTGCATAACATTGGCCACACCAACACTGTCCACAAGCCGGGTATGCCCCGACAAAGTTTTAAAAATGTTTTTGGCTTCGTTCTTGTAGTTGTCCAAATCTTTTTTGGCAGCAATCAATCCAACTTCGTCTTTAGCGAACTTGTTGCGTATGCCTGTCTCCACTTCGCGCATCACCTTGTTAAAAAATTCTTCTGGTTTAACTGTCATTTTTTCCATCAAACCAATGTCACGCGATGCGCTGTCAATGGTTGTCATGAAAGTTTCTCTTAGCGTTCCTTTGCCGAACTTCTTGTTATATGCCAACCCCGCTTCAGGTGACTTGAATATAAAAACCTTATGTTCTCCCAACCTGGCAGCAATATTCTGGTAGGGGCCATAGTTGTTTTCCACGATGCCAAAAGCTCCGGTTTCGCTGGGCCTTGATTTGCGGTATCCAGTAACCACCGCATCGTAAGCGGACGCCAGAAATTTGTCAGGAGCTACTCCGTCATATGTCGAAGGGTTCAACGCACCCTTCATGAAAGCTATCCATGCATCTTTTCCTTCGCCCACAATACGTCCGGCATCGTGTGTACTCTTCACTGTATAATCGTCAAGCTCCTGTATCCAAGCACCCGCCCTGTTCATTCGATCACGTATCTTGCCCTGCAAGTTCTTGATTACTTTGGCAGCTTTTACCACTGAAGGATTCTTGGATGGAACATAGTCCTTCGTTTTCATCGTGGCCAACTCCATGGCCAAACCGTCTTCATCAAATCCCTTGGCCAGAAAATCCATGACACCAGCCGAACGAAGTTCGCCCTCAAATTCAGAAATCAACTCTGCCTTGATAGCTTCTACTCTGGCATCAACAGAGGAACGCGAGCCTTGTATTGGAGATTCAATTCCGCCAAGCCAAGCCTTCAAGCCTGATGATGCCTCCTTGAACCGAAAAATAAAATCAGTTGTATCCCTAAGCTTGGCTGCTTCCAGAACCTTGTTTCTTCGCTCAATGATAAGCTTAAGTTCGCTGAAGTCCTGTATGTCCTGGGATGACTTTTTTAGAAGTGCCTTCCTTGCTGCTTCATCAAGTCCTGACAACTTTCCGTTGTCGTCTATGTCTTTTAGATTCTTTAGAAGCTGTTCAGCTTGAGAATCTGATACGATTCCCTCCGAAGCAGCTTTAACAAGCTTGATACATTTGTCCAATGGTGATGCCATATAGCTACTTTATAGGGAGTTCGTGAGAAGGCAATCCAAAGCAGCTTTTACACCCTTGTTCTTTTTTGCCGTAACGACCTCAAGTTCCCTGTGGTTCGACATTTCACTTTTAAAAAACTCCATCTGTTCAGGGGTTGCCCTTGCCATGAAATCTTTTTCAATGGCAAGGGCATCTTCTTCTAAAAACTTTCTTGATTCGTCCAAGGTCACAGGATCAGGAGAATCCTTTATCGTCTCGGAAATTCTTGCTACAGGTTCCGTCCGCACAAGTGGCTTCAAAGCCTCCTGCCGATATTTCTCTGTTCTATCTTTGATTGTTTTTTCAACTTCATCGTTGAACTTTGATCTTAAAAGACTGTCATCTTTCCACGGCCCGTTTATTTTCTTTCCGTAACTTCTTTCAGCTAACGCATTAATAGCTTCTTTTCGTGTGGTTGTGGAAAGAATGTTATCTTTTGCACTCCAATCCTTAACACCTTCCACAGGTGCTTCCATCCAATACTTTGTATCGGGGTTACGAAAAATGCCGTGAGTTGTTTCCTGTCCGTCCGAACCTTTTATAACAACATCATAAACTCCTTCCATTTGAAAGTCTTTGCCCTTTTTGACGCTGATAGTGGGGCTTTCTTTGTCCACCCTATACTGTGAATCAAATTTTTCTGTAATTTCCTGCTGCACAAAACGCTTGTCCACAGACACCACTTGTTCGGGGGTAATTCTTGCTCCCTCTTCCATAACCTGCGAATAAGCCGCAGCGTTGGCGGCTACCTGTGTATCTGGTGCTAACGTGTCGCGCATTAAGGCTTCACCATCTTTTAAAAACCCCTGTGGGGTGCCTTTTCCTTTCCACTTGGCCAAAGCGTCACCGATGGCCCCAAAGCCAAGATGAAAACCCGCTCCCATAACAGGAGCAAGAGCCATGTTCACCATGGAATCTTCCACGGTGTAATTTTCTGATTGATCCTGAGAGCCAAAATAAACGATGGGTTCTACCACCATTTGTCCCACAAACCCTTCGACCGCGCCTCTTGCCGCTCTCGCCGCATAAACCGAACGCATACCAACGGCCAAAGAACCAGCCCTTATTTGTCCGGCCACAGGAATGAAAGAAGCCGCGATGTTCAGCGGATCGATGACATTGGCCAAAAGCCCCGCCGCTCCGTTGGTGAAAGATTGCACGCCGGAACCTGAAGAATACGCGAGGGCCATTTCCCGCTTGGCTTCTTTCGCTTTGTTTTTGGACATCCAGTTTGCTTCTCCCTCATAAATGGGGTCAGTGAAGTACAGATTCTCCGAACCGTATTTTTCATTTGCTTCAGCAATCGATAACAACTTAGTGTCTTCTCTTGCGTCTCCCTTGTCCCACCAGTCCATGAAAGTCTTGGATGGCGTCTTGTCCAGTGCAGAATCCCACGATGCATCCAAAGATTCACTGAAAGGAGTTTCTGAAACTTGCCTCGTTTCAAAATCCATTGTCTCGGCTTCCTTCTGTGGCCACATGTTTATCATGGTGCCATTCCTCCCGGCATACCTATGGATGGCAAAAGGAACATCATGAACCCGCTGGGCTTCGACTTTCCTTTTTCCCGCGCCGTGTCAAAACTGACAAAAACTCTTCCCCCATCTTTTCGTTTGAGTGGTAGCCCTGCCATTCCCAACGCCATGGCTTCGGGGCTGTTGACATACATGAATACGCCAGAGTTGTCAGGGGAATTAACCCAATACGCTTTTTGGCGCAAGCCGTTCAGAAAGTAACTATCTGGAACATTGGGGTTGTCTTTTACAATGTCCGCAGAAAACGCATCCCCCTCTTCCATGTCGCTGTGAATAAGCTTAAGCCCTTCCTGTGTAAGTTCCACCTCTTCGTCTGACAAACCCTTTCTCGGTATGGCGTACTCCGCACCGTTAGGGGATGTATCAAAAGCATACAGAGAACCAATGATAACCTTGGAAGCTTGTGCCGCCGCCGCCTCCGGCGTATCGCTTCCCGGTGCCGCCGTAGCGAACAAATGCTTGGCGTAGGAATTAATGGCTTCCCTCACACCAACTGCATACTCTGTGTTTCCCGAAGATCCTGCTGTAGCTCCCATGTAACTGCGAAAAATAGGATCGTTAAAGGTTGCTTTTGAGATGCTAGTCACCGTACTGGCATCCAGACGGGAATTAGTCAGTGATTCTTTATCACCCTTTTTTGTGGTATCCAACTTCATTGAATCCAAAAGAACCTTGGCCACGGCTGGGTTGTCCAAGTGTGCCGCAACTGCCATGTACTTAGGCTCTAACTTGGCCCCGTCAGATGGTAGACGCTGCATATCTGAAAAGGCCTTGTCTGCGTGTTGCCCATATGCTTGCTCCACATTGGCCAGAGCCGAAAGACCTTCTTTTGACAGTCCCTCCCTGATCGTGGTTGCGTAGTCCGAAGCCATCTGCTTTGACATGACGGAAATTTGAGCTGGGGGAACCCCTGCCCTGGTCTGAATGTCTATCGATGCGTTAAGCCCAAAGCTTAACTCTTCCTGTCCCTGCGACATGAGACGGGCTTTGGCTTGTGGGTTCTGGGCTTCTTGCGCTTCTGTAAAGTAACTATTTGCCCTTGCCTGATGCCCCAATACAACGGGGCTTTGCATGGTATATTCGTAAGAATCTTTTGCCAGAGACTTACGCATGACATCAAGGGCTTTTTTACCTGCCTTGTATGTTCGTAGCTTGTTATCAAAATTAGGATCACCAGCTATCGGCTTGGCTGCTTCCAGCCTGCTTTCCGCATCTGCATGGTTAACGCCAAAAAGGGCGGATTTAAGACTGTAGGCTTCCTTTGCTTCCTGAAGTTGATCGTTCAGCTTCATTTTTAAAGCAACGGCTTTCTCGCCTGTCTTGGAGTTGAAAGCTGCATCCCTATCCACCGAATAACCATCCGCCATTATTCCGGTTTCAGAAACAGATTTGAGATTTGCTTTTCTTAAGTCTGTCCAGTGCTGTTGCGTAGCCGCCCGTTGAGTTCCTACCGCTTTGTTAATCTGTTCCGCCTTGGCTTGCGCTATGTTGGGGTCTAACAAAGACAGAGGACTGTCCTCTGTGACAGTCACAGGAGATTCGTTGTGAAAATCGTCAAATATTCCGTCGCCTGGCCGATGTCCCGGCGCGGAAATCATCCTGGCCATGAAAGCGTCCTTAGACAAAGCCGAATCCACCGCCGTAACAACAGCAACCTGCTGGGCTGTGTTGGACTGTTGCTCAAACACAGGGTTCAAAACTGGCGTATTTTTCGCATAGGTTTGCGTGGAGTCCACGATAAGATTAAGAGCTTGCGCCAAAGATGTTGGATCTTCTTTGACCATGTCGTTTATGGTGTCAATATTTTTCTGGGACTGCCCAACGTAGTCCGATGTTCTTTTTCTGGCCTCATTCGACAAAGCACCGCGAAACAATGAGACGCTCATGGGTTGCGCGGATGCAAGAAAAGAATTTCCGGCGCGTGGAGTAGGAGCGGATTTATAAACCTTTTCCGTGTAAGATTTAAACTCTGCCGCCACCTGTGAAGAATTAGCTCCTGTGGCCTGCCATTCTTTTTGTTTAACAGCAATGTCCTTCTGCATCTGGATATTGCTATCCGTTGCCCAAACATTCTCCTGATCTTCCAGGACATCGCCAAGATTATCAATCAGTTTTCCAACACCCTGCTGAATTCGGGCGGTTGCTTCCGGCCCCGCACCTTGCTGAAAGGCAGAGGCACTTGCCTGAGTCCCTGTCGATCCTGTCCGTATTGACCCCTCTTGGCTTCTGAAAGTTTTGATTGGCATATTAACCTGTCACTTTGGGTTTCGCCCCGCCGTACATTTTCATGCCCATGCCGAAAACATTACTTGCGCCTCCGATGATGGAACCAACGGCGTTAAATGTTCCCTGTGACCTGGCGTTTTTTGCTTCCATCATGTTGAGGCCAGCTTCGCCCATGTACCTGTTAGCCTCTATATCCCCACGGTATTTTATGGCTAACAAATCTTTTTGGGATTCAATGGCCGAATCGAAAGCCACATCATCATAAGTTCCATCCAGTTGAATTCCAGACTTTGCCGCTGAAGACTTTTGAGAGGACAAAGCACGGTAGATCTGGGTTCTTTTTTGCATGGCCTCAAATCCTGCTTGATCGCGGGAAGCTTGAGCATTATTCGTCGCTACCTCTGCATTGTATTCCGAAGCCTTGGACTGCGCGGAAGCCTGTTGAATGGAACTTACCACGCCAAAAGCGGTAGAGGCCAAAGCCAAGCCTATCATGATAATTGGTATCGCAGGAGCCATATAGTAACTTTCTAGGTCAAAGAATATCTGAAGTAATCTTCTTTGTTCGGACCAAATTTATACATTAAACCTTCGCATTGAAAGCCCAATCTTTCCACCCATCTAAGATGCGCTTCCTGCCCAAATTCAACATTGGTTTGAATTCGATGAACATTGAGAGCTTTGTGGTGCAAACGAATAAATTGAGTAACGGCCTTGTGCAGTGCCAGAGGATACTTTTTGGCTTCGGGGGTAATGAATGACCAGACTTCGGCCACCCCTGGATACATTGGTTGAATTCCGCCAAAGGCCAAAGCTTTTTCATCAACCAAAAGGGTTATTGCGAGATTGCTTCTTTCAATCATTTTGAAGCCCTCAATCTCCGGCCTTGTGGTATCGCTAACCATGAGGGGAAAAACTTCCTCCGCATGTTTTATTCTGAATGGCACTATTTTTGTTCTCATGGTTCTTCTTTACTTGTTAGTTGTTAACTGTCGTTTGTAATCATTTCCGGCATGATGCCGAGAATGGTTATAGGTAGCGGTTGATCCTGAGTTATCACGATAACTTCTCTTGTCCCGTAATCCCCCTCAAAGGGGCACGGCTGTATCCCGGTGTACAGTGGAGGGGAATCATCCATAGGCATGTAATCCTCCCTCTCTAATATGTAATCCTGAACTTCATAGTTCGGCCCCTGTTTCCCGCCCATCGTCTCGTGAAGCTCAATATTTATCGCGTGGATACGTTGAACCTGTCCGTGTGCCGTGCCGAAACTTGCACCCACATCAAAGGGAAGTGTACTCAAGGCCGCAAGGCTGGGTAAGCCCACATGAAGATAGGTTGTAGGATGCTGTAACGTGATTTGTCCAGCATTATTCACTATGGCGTTAGGCTGAACACTGCCCTCTGATAGCAGGGAAACCGTCTGCCCGATCAAATGATTAAGTCCTGTGATAGTTGACGTTTCAACTCCATCATACGTTAGTCCGCAGTCCACGAAAAAAGCATCATTCTTGTCGTTTTCGTCTTCCGGCGAAAAGGGTTGCGTTAAAAATTCGACGTAGCGCGTGGTAGCTTCGCCTATTGTCCTGCGAACTATCATCCAAACCTGATCGTAGTCTGTGGTAGGTGAAGGAATCACCTGTATTGATTCAACAAACACATTTGCACCCCCTAACAAGTGGCCCTGAAAGCCAATAGTCTCCTGCTCCTTAATGTAGGTTACGGCAACAAGTTTCCCTGTGGTAGTAATTATCCACAAGAGCCTGAAAGGTTCGGGCGCGTGTACAATTTCCTTAATAGGATGACGCCGGAAAAAATGTTCAGAAAGTAAGGAAATGTCCTGCGATTCATACCCGTTTATTTGAAAACTGTAGGTCATTTCCCGCAAAGCCCTGCCTGTTCTTTGGGCGAACAAGACGGACGAGCCTGCCCTTACCGAGGATACTCCCGATCTGCTGCCCCATGCGGTATGCCTTTTCACTTTTATGTTCGTCGCACTGATGGCTTCTGAGCTGTCAAAGTCGCCTATCTCCCATTCTGCCGCCGCTGTCCCCACAAGCAAAGTTCTTCCTGGATTTAGCCAGACAATGGAGTTGACGCTGTCTGCTGCAATGGTGTACGTGATTGCGTTGGCGTCACCCACAACACCCTCTGCGTTCGTTGGGCCAAAGTTATTAAATTCCGCACTATTGGACATCCAGAAAGTTTGCGGTTGCGATACGCTATTTGCAAAAACAAGTCTCTGCTCGAAAAAGCAGAGAACAGACGGGTATCCAAGAGCCGAAGACCATGCCCCCAATCGCCAATTTCTTGAAGCTGTTGCGGGAACCGCTCCGGCAATATTCAGGGTAATGTTGGTTGAATTTACAACAGTTGCTATCGTTCCCCACCCGACAAGGCCCGAAGTTTCGTATTCCCCCGCAGAATTAAAAACACTTACCACCCTGCATAAGGATGTCGGCCCTGGCGTGAATGTTCCCCCGAAGGTAGTTCCCGACAGTTCCACCGTGTTGATGTCAACAATAATCAAGTTGTAGGTTGTTGTGCTGCTCCATCCAGTTACACCCGTTAACCCGGCAACACGTACTTGCTGCGCCGAAGTGTATCCGTGATTGTCTATAGTCATCCTGATGTTGGGTGAACCCGTAACGCAAGCAGTAACTAACTTTCTTGTGGTGCTTCCCTGCAACAAACACCAGTCCAAGTTTAGCGCGGTTATTGTCCAAACGCCATTCACGGTATAGGCTGGCGTGGCGTCTCCTGAAATTGTTATAGCCTGTCCAGTGGAAAGACCGTGATCATTCTTCTGAAAAGCAACTATACCATCAAAGCCCACAAATCCCGCACCACCCGCGCCAGCATCCCTAACGGTATCTATGGCCCCCGTAGAGCTGAAAATTGTGCCTCCATCATTTCTAATTCTCAATGTTCGTCCCACATCAGAAGCAACAAACCCCACACCATTGTTAATACCTGCCGTGGAACTGGCCGCTACGGCAACACCCGATCCAGTGGCAGAAGCGGAAGTCAGCGTTGTTGCCCCTGTGTTTTCAGAAAGATATGGCCCATCCAACACACTAATGTTCGCAAGCGTCCAACTAGTGTGGCCTGTCCGTGAAAGCTGGGCGGGTCTGTGGCTGGGATGAACCAGAAAAAGAATGTCCGCCGATTGAATGAAGTTTATTTCAAAAAGCTGGCTTTCGGTGTACGGAGTCACTATCTCATACGGAACACCTGGAGATGATTCAATTCGGCTTTCATTTCTGTAAAATCTACAGTACAAGTGCCCAAACTCAAGGATGTAAGCTTGCAGAACACTGAACTCAAACCTAACAAGACGGCTTTGTTGTGTCGGGTTTTTTGTGGAAGCTACAAAATACGTTCCTGGCCTTCTGGTTACACCACCTTGCGGCATGATGATAAAATTTTGCAACTTCCTGAGAGAAGAAGTGTAGCGGGTAAGGTCAACACGAGCCGCAAGCCTTGGCGTCACTTCTCCTGTGGAGAAGTTGGGTGTAATGGGGTTTGCTTTCATTGACGGTAAAGATTCTCTTGTCCTTGTCCCTGCCTGGCATTTGTGAAAGTGGTAATTTCCAACTCGCCCGAAGCATCTTCGCAGGAATCAACAAATTTGCCCATACGCATTGCCTTGGCCAAAGACATTTCAAGCCTGTCATTTATTCCCTTGTCGTTGGTTAGGGCCAGACATATCTTGACCGCAAGAGACAAGCCAATGGCTTCGATAAGCAAGACATCATACTGAGCCGGATCTGTCTGATTGATGTTATATTCCAACTCTAACAAGGTTGTGTTTGCCAGTATTCTTTTGCCCTCCACCTTGTAGCCAAAGGTGGTACCGTTAACGAAGTTCACACGTATGCAGTCCGCTGGAAGTTCAAAGGCATGAGTATAGCCAAAAGGAGGGGCTGCAACAACGGGGGCCAACTGTGTGCGGCCACCTATGCACGACCATGGAAAGGATCGTAAAATAATCTCTGCCGCTGGTTTATAGTTGACCTTGCAAAGTCGGGCTGATCGTTTTTCTTCGTTTAGGGATATTATGTTTCTTGATCCCAATCTCGTCAGCGCATTATTTGCAATATCTACCCATGATGTCATATAGTTACTTTCTGGTTGAAAATGAAAAAGCAGGGAACAGCTTTTAGTCTGCTCCCTGCTTTCCGTAGTGTCGAGACTAAAACATTAGTCCACAGTGTACTCAAGCTCGACCTTGATAACCGCACCAGCCAAGGGAGTTCCCCCAGACAGAGTTACAGAAATCAACTCTTCTTTCGTGGTTTCGTTGAAGCTCAAGGCCGCTGTTCGCGACCCAATCTCCACCGAACCCGCTGCCGTGGCAACGTCAACCGCTGTAGCAAAGCGGTTATTCACCACACTGTCTCCCACACTAGCCACTACAAGTACGCCCATGTCATCGAAGACCATTTGACCACGACAATACCGAGCACCTGCCGGAATGGTGAAGAGGTCGATGGAGTCACCATCCGCGAACCCTGTAGCCGGAATGGTGTATTCTGCGAAAGCGATGCGCTTGCGCCCTTGTTTTTCGTTGGGCTTCAGCAGGCGCGAGCCTGGCGTTGCCTGTAAGTTATACTGAATTGAATTGAATCTGGCCATAGTAGTATTTCCTTTTTAAATTGTTTTCTTTTTTGTTCAATTAAAATTAAACAGTTTCGTCGCAGAGGACTTCCACAACCTGCTCTTCCCACATGCGGGTTGCGCCGAAGGTGCCTTCGACGTACACTTGCAGGGAATAGTTTTTGTCCGCCCGTTCAGTCATCCGAACAGCAATATCCGAATTCATGGTAAGCAGGATTCCAGGCTTTACGTAGCAAAGGATGGAGCGATTGTTTCCAGCTTTGAGCAAACGCTGAGTCTGGACGAACTTGAAACCCACGAAGGTATCAACTTCTCCGTTGACCAGAGCCTTGACCGTATTAAAGTCGGCACTGGTGACCGCGGTTGTGCGAAGCAACGAGGTTAGCTGTGATTGCGTCAAAGCACAAATCAGCTCATCGCCTTCCTGGAAGGCTTCCGCCGTCCCAAGAATGTCTTTCGCCCGTAACAACTTATCAATGGTCAAGTTGGTATTGGCGGGTGAGCTGTAAGTGAAGTTGACCGCAACCCGCTGTCCTGCTGGGTGAGCAATGACATCATTGCCCTGCTTGCCTGCATACGCTGGCCCCGTTGCGGCCAGAATAATTTCATCATCCATGGAACGACCCAAGGCAAGGGATGCGTTGGTTGCGTACGCATTGTCAGGATTGATTAACATACGAGCTTTGTCGTAATTGTCGATCAAATCCGCCCAATGGTACTTGTTTAGACCGACACGCCGACGATCATGCGGGGTGCTAATCAGTGGGGTGTCTGAGTGGCGGGTATCGGACTTGGTAGCCGCCGTGGCCAAGATTCGATCATAGAAATCGAATTCGGAGTTTTGGGTTTCGTTGCGAACGCAGGAGCGCAAACGAGAACCTTTTTGCTGAAACTTAATTTCCACGTTTGAGCGGAAAGTTTCGACCATTGCTGTATCGACTTGAAAAGACATATAGATGTTTCCTTTTGTATAGTTACTATCGGGGTTTCTTTTCGGGAAGTCCCCCGGTAACGGGATTCACCTAGTTTTTACGCTCATCAGCGAAGTTTTTGGTGCCTTGGATTGACAAAGTCAGGTGCCCAAACAAAAACCTGAAAAGAGATATATTCTCTTTTCAGGTTTTATGCAAGTAAAATGTAAAAGTATTTTCAGGTGTCCGAAACACGTTCATTTTTTCCTGCGGCTATCTTGTGGAGCGCGTGCCATGTTTCCAGAGTCTCCTTGTACAACTTGTGGTTTTTTCCTGCGTCCGTGAAAAGAATATCCACTATGGCCTGATCCTTCTTCATGGCTGCAAGCTGCTGCTTGGCCTGCTCTTCAGTTACGCCGTTCATGCCGTCCCCGTCCCCGTCCGCAAAATCTTCACCCATCGCGTCCCCAATGTTCGAGAACATCTTGATGAAGTTTGCGTCATTGCCATATCCGGTTTCTTTCAGCCACTCAATGAAGGGCTGGCCTCCGAAGTGCAGAACTGCGCGGGTTGCCAGATCAACCTTCTTTTCAAAGTCACCCTTCCACTCGGATTTGAGTGTTAGCAAAGACTGTTCTTTCTGCTCCTTGCGGTTGTTGCTCATTGCATTGAAGGACGCAACCGCACCCGACATGTGCATAGTGTACAGTGCTGAAGCCTGCTTTTGGTTCAGCCCTGCCGCAAACATTCCCTTCAAAGCTTCTGTCTTCAACCCTTCGTCGTAGGGCAAACCTGGAGGAAGTTCGATCACAGGAAGAACGTACTTTTCGGGGCTTTCTGGACGGCCCAACTTTGTGAAAAATTCGTTCTTTACTTCTTCCGTGGATGCGTCGTCAGGAATCGCCACCCTGGAACCCATGGTTTTCTCAAGATCCGTATATGCCTTAAAGACGGCATTAGGCTCTTTGTAACGGGACAACGATTTGTTGACCTTCAGTTCGTCTGGAAGATCTTTCATCCAAGATGGCATTTCAGGTGCCACAGGTGCCACAGGTGCCACAGGTGCCACAGGTGCCACAGGTGCCACTGGTGCCACAGGTGCTGTTGGTGCCACTGGTGCCGCTGGAGCTTTCACTTCCCCGATTATTGTTGATTCCACTCCGCCTGAAGGCGCACCGGTATCCGGCGAGTAAAAAAAGCATGTGAGCATATTGATGTTATATTTTTTCATTGTTCTTGTTTTCTTGTTTTGTTTCGTTCCCAGATGGTCTGAATTTTAATTCCCACCTTCTGTAAAAAGTTATAGCGCGGTTCTTGCTCCATGAATCTTAAAATGCCAAGCATAAAATCTTGTCGGCCCAGATTAAAATTGGTCGAATTGGTTTCTCCCGTAAAGGCGGATTTATGAATTTCAGCCCTGTCCAAAAGGTCTTGCAAGACTTCCTGCCCTGCTGGGCTACCGAAGACTACAACGTACTTCATCCGCAAGGCTTCTTTGACCCGTACAATCTCAATCCTCTGCTTAAGATCCTCCACCTGAGTTATTGTGTCTTCGTACATATAGTTGCTATTCTTATTCTGATCCGGCTGAAATTGCCTGAGCCTGCGCTGTGTCTTTGGCTGCGCTGGCAATGTCTTTGCCTGCTGCCGCCCCCTGCATCAACATTTGCTGTTGTGCTTTTTGCTGCCTGATGCCATCCCGCTCTTCCGGCGAACGGATAATTTTTCTGGTCACACCACTGTAAAGAGCCAGTTCTGCCGCCAATGCATCAAAATTCACACCGTCAAAAACTGTAGGATCTACCTGGGCGGCTGGAATAATGGCTTGCAAGAACCGTTGAATATTAATGCCCTTGCTTGCCAACTGTGCCTGACTAGCTGGTGACATGTAGACAACCTTAAGCTTGCGCCCCTGTAAGTTCTGTGGCGGAATAGGGATTTGTCCGGCTTCCCACATCAAATCAAAAGTCCTGGCTATGGTTGGCCCAATCAACTCGCTGGTTGTTCTACCCAACATTGGGGCCATCATCCGCAACTGTTCATCCCTGTCATCCGCCACTTCATAGGCAGTCTGTCTTTCTTTTTTTCTTGTCGCTAGTATGTAGTTAACGAAGTATGCTTTTGTTATGTCCTCTTTTTCATAAGACATGTACTCCAACCCCATCTGTGCGCCTTGTGCATCAATGGGAAGTTTTTCGATGCCACCCGAATCCCGGCCAGCATCGTAGTAGTTCAGGGCGAAAGGAGTGGTTTTAATCGGCTTCATGTAGGCTTCATCAGGAAGCATCATGGGGGGAGCAATGGCAAGCTGGGCTGCTTTGATGCAGACTTCCTTCATCTTGTTCAACATGCGAATGGACGGCATACAATCCATGCCGGGCGAGCGTCCATACGCTTCCCCTGCCATCTTATTCCATCTAGTGATGTGGTAGGGAAGGGCGGAATAGCCCTTGTGTTCAAGAACGCACTTTTCCTCATTAATCACCCATACGGAGGAAAACTCCTTGTCCTGTGAACGGGACTTTAGTGGGTTATAGTCGCTATTTGGCCGAACACAGTGGCACACTTCAAACATTTTCGAGGGCTCTTTGCACTCCATTACCGCTTTGGGGTATGTTGCTTTTTGGCCAAAGCGTTGCATCAGTTGGCGTTTATTCCACATGACTTTTCTATAGACCGTGTCAACAATGCCCTCAAAATTTTCCTGAATATAGCAGTCCGCTAGGGGAATGGAACGAAACCGTGGAGCTTTGGCCTTGTGGCCCCAATCCTGATAAAGAACCCCTGTGCCGAACCCGCCAAGGTCAAGATACGTTTCGTGAATCTGTGCGTGAAACCTAACATCCGGCTGGCAGTAGACATGATAGATAAGGTCAGAGGTCACTTCCATCCATGCCAGAGCTTCGGGGTCATTCATAACTCCGCCGTCCACTGTGGAAAGTCCGAACCAACGCTCTGTTGGGTTGGTCAGGTGCGAATGAAGTCCACCAGCAAATTGAGTCAAAGACCATGGTGCCGTGGAATCGTAAATTTTTTGTGTCCTGGCCTGTCCTGTGGATTCGGAACGGTTAAAGTCGGAAGCGTTAGGCCGAACGTAGTCCCGGCAATCCTGAAACAACGTGTTAAAATTGTTTCTGGCGGACTTGGCTTTTTCATAGTCCTGCCAAGTGGTTTCGCCCAGAGCCTTTTTGGAACTGCCATACCCCGCGTGTCCGGTGCTGTCGGCAAGTATGTCGCCTTTTAGCTGTTTGTATGATTTGGCCATATAGTTGCTTTACGGAAAAAAGTAAGCTTAAGCAGCACCAGAGAGATATTTCTTTTTCGTGCTGGGGGCTGCATCTCCTTTGGCAGACGTTAGGATCGTATCCTGTTGTCGCATAACGTCACTCCTGGCAGCGTCACGTCTTCGGCCATCGTCTGCCTTCTGCTGGGCGTCCACAACCTTTGGGGCGGGAACGGGTGCAGGAGGCTTTGCCCCGCCACCCTTACCTCCACCCTGATGTTGCTCCTGAAGCATTGTACATTGGCGTGGCTGGAAAGAGGAATAAGCTTGCTTTTTCATGTGCGTATCAACCTGCATAAACCTCCCGATCTTGTAAAGCCAAATGATTCGTAAAATTTTAGAAGCTCCGGCCAGCTCTCTTCGTAGTCCACCCCAACATAGACCTCCCTCACAAGCGGATCTTGCAAAGCCCACGACTTGTAAGCCTTGATTAATTTGATTCCACTCCAACCCCTGTTTTCTGGGTGACAGTATATCATTTCAAGGTTAGCTCTTTTATAGTGGTTATGGACATATCCTGAAAGATAGCCAGCCACGTAACCCAAAAGCTTTCCTGTGTCGGATTCTTTCGCAACCAAAAGGATGTAATCAGGATGGCCGTACAAGGTGAACTTGAAAAGTGCCGACATAACCCTGTCAGGATCGTATTCCTTTACCGCCGAATGTTCCTGAGCGTGGTGCCTGGCCATATCCGCCACCGCCTCAAGATCGTGTATAGTAGCTATGGAAACTTTGACGCTCATAACACGTTAAACCCTCCATCTGCTGAATCGGGTTGACGTTTATCCCGTTCCTTTTCCGTTCCCTTTCGGCTCTTGTCCCTGAAACCCATGGCAAAGGTTCGGAACGCATCCGCGCCATGGGATGCCCAGTTGTGTAGCGGACGGGCCAGAAAGGTTCGGGCTTTTTCGTCGTAGTCCTTTGAGTATTCCCGCAACGCCTGTATTCCTTCTTCGCAGGTTTCCAACGAAAAATAACATCTTGGCAGAATGGCCCTTACCGCCTCAATCCCGTCCGCCACGTCCTGGCGTTTGACCAAGCGGGGTGTTATGCCCAAAGCTTTCAACTGTTCAATTCGTGTCTTTCCCGTCCCCCACTCCCTGGCCGCCACGTCATGGGGAAAGTAATGGTATCCCTCCACGAAGCCCCGCAATCTTTTCTTGACGATGTCAACATAAAAAGGCAACCCCTCCCCTGACTTGGCCACGTAATCAATAACACGAATTTCCTTGGCGTGTTGTTGTGTAAACCATATGGAGGTCTGGTCATCAATACCAATATCCCAAGCAGTATCCACAGGAAGAAGCGGATCGTAAGGAATCCGCTTCTGTATCCTTCCCTGATCCTCCGCCCTGTTCATATAATCACCGTAATACGCACCCACCAAGGGCGCGTTGAAATCAACAAAGTATTCCTGTTGGATCATCTCGTCAGACATTCCCTCTTCACGCTCTTCAGCAATGGCCTCGGAATCCATGGGTATCTGGGAAAGGGCATAAGCCCTGTCTTTTTCGTGCTCCAATGTTTCCGCGTATTCCCTTGTCATCTTTTCCGTATCCGCCACAGATAGCTTCTGATGAAACCAACGCTTTCCCTGTGCTGCAAGTTTTTGCGCCATGGAGTACAAAGTCCATCCGTGGTTCTTTCCTCTTGGCGTGTAAATGAAAATGGCCCACCCACCATTTTCCCGCAAAATTGGCCGTAGAAGCGTCCATGCGCGGGGATGGATCAAAGACCATTCTGAAAACACGATGCCAAAAGGGTTGGCCCCCACCAAGTTGTCAGGATCATCAGCACCCACAACCTGATAGATCGAACCGTTGTGCAACTCAATCCTTAGCTGCTGGTCATTCTTGGACTTTACAAGTTCAGGAGGAAAGGCTTCCGTGAATCTTTTTCCCGACTTGGTGAACCCATCCCATACAACCTTACGGCCCTGGCTGTAGGTGGGGAATACATGCCAGTAGACGCCTGGCCGCTCCATCATGCTCTTCGCAATATAGTTGATGGCGAACAAATCCTTTCCCGCCCTTCGGTGCCACACTACCGCCGCCCTCTTTCCTCCCGCCTCCATGTACTCAATCAGCGGAATCTGGTAACAGCGGGGAACCCAATCCACCGGAATCTTTATGGTTCTGGACGGGTTGGCTTTTCCATCCTCATTCAGCGGCCCCGGTGGTTCTTCCAACATGGAGGACTTTAAGTTACTTGTGGGGTTTTTGCTCATGTCTCTCCTAAATCATCTTCTATTGGCATGTTGGGTATTCCGCCCTGTCCCAGAGGCTCAGGTTCTGGGACTGATTGCCCAAGAGCCTTCTGGCCTTTTGGCGTGATGTCGATTGTTTTTTGGGGTTCTCCTTTTTTCTGCGGGGGGGCATCCGTGAACTTTATGAGCTGGATGGCCAAGCCCCCTTCAGTGCTGTGCTCCAAGTCCACACTCTTAAGCTTTGGATAGACGAAGCCAGTCAGACACATGGCTATGTCCACACGCATAGATACGTCCGTAGCTGGATCTTGTGCAATTTCCACAAGCTCTAGTACAGGGTCATACCGGGCATTGTACAGAGTGTGCTTTAACAGTTCGGTCATTTCCCTGCGGGAAGCAACTTTTGCTGGTATTGCCGGACGTGTTTCTATAGCCATGAAAGGAATAATAGGAATATTACGTTTTTTAGTCAATAAAGTAACTATACGGGTTATTGCAATATTACGCTTACTACAATAAAGGAATGGTTCTTCCACGGACGGGGTGGGATGGGAATATAATAGTCGAACCTGGAATCCCCCCTCCCCCCCGTCTCATGCCTGACTGTGTATAATATAGGGGCGTAGGGGTCCTAACGTGTTGATACTGTGCTACTTACATAAGTTTTATGATACAAAGTTGATACAACTAATATTGTGCGAAGTATCCTAAGCTATGTCGTTGCATTGCACAAACTTACATCATTTACATGTTGGCTAGTGATACGTTAGGGTATGATGACAGGTGAGAGAGTGGCCCAGAATATTGCATGTTTACGGAATTTTGAACGACAGGAGACGCTCCCACACTTGCCAGGGTATCAACCCAAAGAAATCCCGGGTGCAAATAGTTAGCGCAAACCGTCATTGCCAAGACATCCCGGCAACATTATTTAAGCCAAAAAATGACCATTTATGTAAAGACTTTTACAAAAATGCCAAAAGTAAGATGCCTAGGGAAAGTCCTCAAGTTAGGAAAAATGAAAAACATCCAGTACCTCTTATAGTACTTACCATCAGCAACTTACATCCAAGACCTCCCACCTGAAGCCAAAATATGCCAGATTTTGATATAACTCCATGTAAGCAAGCAACTTACTACATATATTACCCTAAAACCATACTTAAGTCACCTGAACTATGAACAGTGCAAAATGCAGTTAGCTCCGAGCACCCTTTCAAATTACGTTAGACATATCTGAATCCTAAAAAGCATCTTTACCTCTTCAAACTATTCAGCATCAGCAACTTACATCAAATAATCTTCCATAGTAGCTAATTATCAGATGGAAGCTCTTGGATATAACATGCTGATGCTGAAGGACATAACATGGGGTGGATATGATTTTATAACAACGTAAAAAAAACCTTGTGTGATGATAAATACCTTTTGGTCATACAATAAATCGATTGATGCAATCATGGCACGTTATATGCTAACTCATTATTTAATTATTGTATGATAATAATTCTTGACAGTTTCCGGCCCTTGGATTATTGTATTAATCGTGGACGGCAATTAAGCATTCCACAAAGAACCAAAAAGAAAAAGTAACTATATGAAAATGACAATGCAAATCACAATTAGCCACAATGCAGACAGCATTGATCCAGCGTCACTCTATACGGATGAACAGTTTGCCGTATTAAAAAAATCCCTAGAAAATGAATATGAAACTGCAATATTGGCAGAATATCCAGACGCTGAAATTGATTTCAGCGGCACTGATACGACATATTCAACACGTGTCACGGGCAACTGTACAATCGAAACGCATGACGTGATCCAGGACATTTGCGAAAAGGTTTTTGAAACCGGAAACTTCTGGGTCTAAAACCAATAACCAATAACCAATAACCAATAACCGATAACCAATAACCAACAAAAAGAAAGAAAGCAACTATATGAAACACACTTACACGTTCCAGGACTGGGAGAATCAGATGATACCCGCAACAGCGCCTTGCGAAACTCTATTGGACACCTTCCCCCGTCCTATCAAATATTTAAGGTATAGACCAGCATGGGGAAAAGGTGGAAAGTCCGCGGAAGCAAGACATGCGACACGCAACAAAAATATTTACGAAAAGAACAAGGAGCTTTTCACAAGGGAAATTTTGCCTAAGATAATCCACATGTTAGATGCAGAAAGCCTTTTCAAGACTGGAAGGGAGCTAATGCACAAGCAATGTCTTAGTCTTTCCGGTTATTACCCTTACACTCTAGAAGAAAAATGTTCTTGGTTACACTATGCCGATCCACTAGTTACAAAAGCTATTGCCATGGGTGCAACACGGCAAGACATCATAAACTGTGACCAGTGGATTTGACCAATAACCAACAAACCAATAACAAAAAGAAAGAACCAAAGAACCATGACAACAGAATACAAACCAGAAGTAGGAGATGCCTTCCACGGGAAAGCCAAAGGCAAACTCAAAAAGCTAACGGCAACCGTTACGATGATTAGCGAAAATCACGTTGTTTACGTGATCTCAAACGGCGTCACTAAAAAGGAATACACCGAAACAAGGAGTGAATTCCTTGTTTTGGCAAGGGGCTGCTTCATCAATGGCGCAAAGCTGGTCAGGAAAAAGACAAAGTGAGCACCTTCCTAAAGATTAGAAAGCGTCTTAACCCACAGTCCGGCATCATAAGATACCTGGAAAGAGGCCTCTTATAATACTATAATACTACAACAAACCTTTGACAGGTAGGCAAAAAGCAGATACTTTACACGTATCTGCTTTTTCCGTTCCCATCTATGGGACTGTCAGAGCTGAAAAAGAACTTAAAGAACCAACAGAAAGCAACTATATGACATCCAAAAAAGCTGAAACGATCCATGAAAAACGGTCACTAATAAACAGCCTAAAGCACAACAACAAAATTCCAAAGGCAGTCTTGGACGCATTTGGTGTAGATGATATTGCAGACTGTTCCCTGCTCACGATGACGGAGTGCAATACCATTTTGGCTTCCTGTGACGATGCCTACAAACCTGAAGCACCTGTAAGCCTAGGGCCGCTAACCCTGGCACAGGCCAAAAAAATGATAGCAGATGAAACAAGCAAATCATCTGACATGCATTTTGCTGCTCTTTTCAAAAGGCAGAATGAACTTGCCCATGAAGTCCATGAAAAAGTTGTCCTTGCCCTGGAAAACATCGTTCAGCCCTCGCCCACAGTTGTGCAGATAGGCGATAGTCCAAAAACCTTGGACATGGGAATTCAACACTATAAATTTCCCCTACTTCTAAAAGTAGCAGGCGAAGCGCGAATTGTTACCATGCTTGTCGGGCCAGCCGGGGGCGGAAAAACAACGGCTGGCGAAAAACTGGCGGAAGCTTTTGGCTTGCCCTTTTATATGTCAAGTGTGGGAGAAGAAACTTCCAAGAGCGATTTAATCGGCTACATGACGGGAAGCGGGGACTATTGCCCTACGTTTCTAAGAACCGCTTACGAACATGGGGGCGTCTATCTCATGGATGAAGTTGACGCCGCAAACGCCAATGTCCTAACTATCATTAACGCTCTACTAGCCAATAATATTATGGGCTTTCCCGATAAAATGGTGAAGAAACACAAGGACTTTATTTTTGTGGCTGGCGGTAACACTTATGGTACAGGTTCAAACCGTATGTATGTAGGAAGGAATCAGCTTGACGCCGCAACACTTGACAGGTTTGCATTTATCGAATGGCCCATTGACGAAGCTTTGGAAGCTTCCTTTTTGGGTATTTCAATAGCACAAAAAGAACTTCCCTTGGACTTCGGAGGAATTCCAGAACCACAGGAAATTTTGAATCACGTCCGGCACTATCGGGCAAACGCTGAAGAGATGCAAATCCGGCATCTTGTTAGTCCACGTGCAACAATTCATGGATATAAATTATCTCTTGTGGGTATAGGGTGGGAACATATCAAGGATCTAGTAGTCTGGAAAGGCTGTTCAGAGGAAACGAAAGAACAGCTAGAGGGCGACAAAGAAAACCGTAAAAATTCAGCACCATCAACTCAAATATCCGCCTTTCTTTCAAGAGGCAAACAACCATGAATTGGAAAATAAATAGCCGGTTCTTTTACGGGGATAAGGCGGAAGATTTGGAACATCGCGTAGGGCAATGGAAAAAAACATCCTTGCTTTTTCCAAGTTTGTTTAGTTTCCAGAAGTATATCCAAGACGCTCCCTTGGAGTCTTGTGTTGACCTCTTTCCAAGCGATAGTGGAAAGACGGCCAGAACAGCGGACTACTCAAGAGTTTTTGAGGGCCATTCTGCCATGGATTCCTGGGATCAGGCAAATAAAAATATAAAATACGGCTGGAAAAATGGCGTGGAAAAGCTCCTAACCTATTTTGCGGAGTATAACAATCAACTAGTAGGCACTACTACTCATATTTATCACGACCTTGTTGGAAGAAGTTTGAACATGGGAAGATATGTAGAGGAAGAGCCGGAATGTTGGAGAAGGAAGCGCAAGGCAAGGGGTAATCAGCCTAAGTTCATTCGCGTGGTTGCCGACATAGGGCAATCATCCAGAATGACGCCGGAATATCTATTCAGCCGTGGAGCTGCTTTAGCGGTGCTTATTGACAAGTTAGAGGCGGCAAACATCCGTTGTGAAGTCCTGGTCTACATCTCAAGCTTGGCGGGTCAAAACGGATCAGCCTACATGTTTGCGAACACCACAGGAATTTTGGTAAAAAGACATCAAGAACCCCTAAATCTGCCTGCAATGGCATACGTCTTGGCCAACACTGCCTTTGTCCGCCGTCTGATGTGGTCAGTAAGGGATAAAATAGGGCTTAGTGCCTGGGCAGGCGGGTATCATCAGATGCGGCCATGCATTGATCCACTTTTAAACGCAACAGGGGATATTGTTTTTTCTGGAAGTAGCCGAATGGGACTGGAAGGGATACGGGAAGAAGCCGAAAAATTTGGAGTGACGCTCTACAAAAAGTAACTATATGACCTTTGTAAATGAAAAACTAAGACAGTTGGTTTTAGCACTTCGCAGGGATTTGCATCATGCCTGCATAGGAGGAATCCCTAACGACAATGTATTAACTAGCATGATACGGCCAAGGGATTTTGAAGTACCAGCCGGGGACATTGCACAGGCAGACGGAGTTGCCAAGCACCTTATGGAAGAATTTCCTGATTTAATCGTGGAAATTTGCCCTTACACGTCCGGCCCCGCTAATTGGCTGATACGGGCAAGGCTTAACAATCAGATGGGTGGATTCCGCGAAGAAGAGAAGAAAGAGAAGAAAGAAGAGAAGAAGGAAGAGAAGAAGGACATACTTAAAACGGATATTTTGCACCTAATCAACCTAAAAAACACGTTTATTGAATCATACAAATTTCCGAATGTGGCCATGCACACTCCTGGAGGATCGTTATTTTCCGCACTCCATACCATGGCCATCCTGAAAAGCTTCAACCGCCGCTGTTGCCTGGGTGCGGGTTCTGTTCGTTTTCCCATGGTGACACCGGAAGAGGACGATGGAGAGCTAACGACGCTGACGCATTATGAAAACTTCGGGGATAATAAGTACGGATTTAAGGATTTGAATATTCCTTCATGCCATTTTTGGGTCTACCTCTACCCCATGGGCGGCTTGGCGCATAGAGTAGATCCAATGTATTCGGAAATAGTTGATCTATGTCCCAGATACTTCGGCGAATATGACGCAAACTTGCGCGGCATCAGTTGGCCTGTACTCAATATGGCCTCCGCCCAACAACATATCTGGCAAACCAAGGAATCACTTCCTAACGGTTTGTTAGAAAAAGGAAGCATGCAACTGGCAACAACGTACACCTTTGACCAAAAAGCGGCTGACCGTGCAATGGAGTGGGTTGCACTTCACAGAGTTTTTCAAATTTATAGTCCAGGAGAATCGAAAAAGGACTTTTGGCTAAATGATCATTCCCATGATTTTTGGTCCCCCCTATATAAGAATAACGAAGTACAACCAACGGAATTTATTGACGATTGGCACAAATTCCTGTAATAATTGCAATATTATGAGCACAGACACCAAAGAAGTCAGAAAAACAAGGGGCCGTCCTCCAAAAAAGCCGGAAGAATTGAAGGTTTCCATCACGTGCCGTTTTAGCCAGTCCATGGCTAATTACATCTCAAAAAATAGCCAGCCTGCCAAGCCCCATGCAAAAACGGAGGTCATCGAAAGGCTTATGGAGCTAGGCCTGGAAGCAATTAAGGGTGATTCCCAAAAACTCTGGAAATAAAATAGTTTGACATTATCGTAATAGTCTGCTAAAGTTTTTGAATAGTGACTGAATAGTTACTATTCAAGAACCTAAGAACCAACAAAAAGAAAGAAAAAATAAAAATGAAAATAGTAAGCATAGATCCACGTAAAATCACAGTCCGCGAAAGGTTCAACACACGCGCCGAATTTGGCGACATGGCAGAATTCAAAGATCAAATCTTGGCAGAGGGCGTGAAAGTGCCAATGCCAGCAATCATCGATGAAAAAGCAGGAACGGCATTGCTTGGCAGTCAGGGACACAGACGGCTCCGCGCTGTTCTGGAACTGATCGAAAAAGGCAACGAAAAAACGAACAACGGGAAAAGCCTCTTGGACTTTCCCCTCTACGCTGAAGAAGACGGTTTGAGCGACAGTGAAAGAAACCTGGAACTTATCACCCTGAACAACGGCAAGCCTCTCACCATGTTGGAAGAGTCCGAAGTCATCAGCCGGGAATTCTTTGGCATTGATGACGCCAAGGAAATTGTCATCAAACGCAAGGAAGTTGCCGCAAGGGTGGGAAAAACCCTCAATGCCATCTACAACCTGGAAGAGCTTTGGGCGCAAACCGAACTTACCAAGCGATATGTCCGGCGCAACAAAATTGCTGCTTCCCTGGTCATTGAACTGGTCTATGAAGTCAAAGCCGGAAAGAAGAACCCCATCATGGAAGAAGTCCGGCTGAAGGTGGAAGAAAAAGTGACCAAGGCAGTTCTCAAAGCGGAAGAGGCGAACGGCGAAGGGGCTAAAGTCAAATCCCGCGAAGTCAAAGAAGTTGTGGAAAAGAAAAAGGAAGAGAGCGATGCCGAAGTTGCGGCCAAGATTCGCCGGGAAGAAGAAAAGCAGGAGCTGAAGGAAGGGCGGAAGCTGATTGCAAGAGTTGAAAAGTTGCAGGCAGCTTCGGAGTCTCTGCAAGGTGAAACGGATATTGACAAGCAATCCATTGCCATCCTGCAATCCATCATCGGCCATATCAAGGGCGGGAACATTACCTACAAGGACATCTTAAATGAGGTCAATCTACTAGGTAAGATGGCCAAGGATGAAGTCAAGCTTGCGGTCAAGCAAGCCAAGGATGGGGCCAAGGCATAAGCCTAATAGTTTAACCGAGATACCCTGCCATGCTAATAACATGGCGGGGCTTTTCGGTGAAAATTAACAAGGACAACTATATGCTACAGTTCAATAAAAAATCCAAGGAACCTACCAAGCAGGAACCTACCAAGCAGGAACCTACCAAGCAGGAACCTACCAACTATGACACCACGACTGTCAGAGTTAACGAGTCAGAACCTACTAAGACTGGCACTGCTATTATCAAGGATATTCTGGAATCCAGAAAAGAAGAAGGTGCAACAACACAACCCAGAACACCGGATCGAATCACATACGATCTTTTGACCCACCCTGATTATCTTCTTGCATCGCCGGAAGGAAAAATAACTCTTATCCTGGAAGAGCTTTTCAAAGTCTACGTCCTACAGCACAGCAAAAAGTAACTATATCTTTTGCCCATGATAATTCAGCCCCCCTTATTTACCACAGTTGTCAGCGAATGGCAAAAGCCGTCATCGTTTCCTTGCCTGGCAAATGATTCCACGCTAAGTATCGATGTTGAAACATACGATCCTGACCTTTTGACAAAGGGGCCGGGGGGCGTGACGGGTAACGGTAGGCTGGTAGGTATAGCGGTTGCCACAGATTCTTTTAGCGGATACTTTCCCGTTGGACACGAGAACGGATTTAATTTTGACAAAGCTACCGTGTTGGATTGGATCGGACGTGAACTTAGGCGGGATAGGCAACCCAAGGTTGGCGCAAATATATTGTACGACATGGAATGGTTGGCTTCTTCAGGCGTTGATTTGAAGGGAACGGGTCAGTGGATTGACGTGCAATCGGCTGAAGCTTTGATTGACGAAGAAAAAGACAAAGCTTTTGAAGGCGGTTACAGCCTGGACGCTTGCGCCCTTAAATATCTGGGCCGAAAGAAAAACGAAACTTTACTAAAACAAATTGCCGCTGAATATAGTTGCGGGGATAATGTCAAGGGAAATATTTGGCGGTTTCCATCCAAGTATGTTGGCCCCTATTCGGAGTCTGATGCCAAAGATACGTTGTCAGTGTGGCGTTGCCAGCAACCCCTTTTGGCAAGCATGTCCTTGGATTCTGTAATGGCTTTGGAAATAGAGCTTACCTGGATACTTCACAAGATGCGTATGCAAGGTGTTAGGGTTGACATACCACAGGCTGAACTTGCCTACGAAAAATTACGTGTAGCCAAAAAGGAAGTTGCTTTGAATTATCCTGGACTGAACGAGTACAGCGGTGCGGACATTGCCCGTTATTGTAACGACAACTCCATTTATTTTCCGCGAACAGGCAAAGGGAATCCGTCATTCACGAAGGAATGGCTGAAGTCTCAAGACGTTCCTTTTTTTCGCGATATAGTAACTTTACGGGAAATAGATAGGCTTAGAGAAACTTTCGTTAAGGGAACTATTTTGGAGTGCGGAAAATCGGGAAGAATTTTTTGCAACTATCGGCCTACCATATCGGATGAAGGGGGAACAAGAACGGGAAGGTTTTCTTGTGACACCCCTAACCTGCAACAGATTCCGGCAAGGTCTGATCTTTCCCACATCATCAGACGATGTTTCTTGCCAGAAGACGGCGAAAAGTGGGCCATGCTGGACTATAGCCAGCAAGAGCCACGTTTGCTTGTGCATTACGCATATGGACAACGATACGAAGGGGCGCAAGGTGCTGCGGAAGCATACCGAAACAATCCCAACACAGACTTTCATCAAATGGTGGCGGATTTGGCAGGGGTCACAAGAACCACGGCCAAGACCATGAACCTCGCTCTCATGTATGGTATGGGAATTGCAAAGCTGGCGGATATGCTGGGAATCAGCGTGGAGTCTGCCAAAGATTTACGCTATAAATATTTCAGCCGAGTCCCGTTTGTTTCCGAGTTGGCCTATGATGTCGGAAGAAGGGCGGCACACCGGGGTTATATAGTCACTTTATCGGGCAGACGTAGGCGTTTTGATTCCTGGGAGCTATGCGACAAGAACAGGAACCCCGTAGGCAAGTCAGTTTTTCCCGTCAAATACGAACACAGGGCCAAAGAGGAATGGGGAAATGTTCCCATCAAAAGAGCTAACACTCACAAGTCACTGAACGCATTGATTCAGGGCGGTTCTGCCGACATGATAAAACGGGCGATAATAGATCTTTACAATCTTTACGGAACGATACCATTGCTTACAGTTCACGATGAACTTGGCCTATCGGTTGCGAACCCTGAAAGAGGGCATGAAGCCAAAGCCGCGATGGAAGCGGTTTATTCCCTGAGTGTGCCTATAGTGGCAGACTTAAAAATGGGAGAAAATTGGGATTTAAAATGAGCACTAACGAAAGAATAAGCATAAAAGAGCTTGAAAAAACGAACATCACGCAAGACGACATTGCCAAGGCAATCACGGGGTTATCGAAAAGCTTTGACGAAGAGCTTTTCGCCAAGTCGGAAAGCGAATTAGAACAAAATTGGCATTTCAAGTGGGACGAAACCAGAAGACTTGAAACCAACCTTTACGAATT